GATGGAACTGTTGCATCAAATTTAATCTTAGGTGGATCTATTTTTGCAAATCCAGGTAATGCTTTAGTTGTAGATGTAGTTACACTAGGTTTTGATTTAGGTGGAACTGTAGCATTCCATTTAATCTCAGCAGGTTTTATTGGTTCTAATGATTTAGTTGCTCTTATATCTGCAATATTATTATATCTTCTAACTAATTCTCTAGTTTTTTTAAATTTAGTAATATCACCAGCACCTTTTCTTGCTAATGCCTGTCCACCTTTAACAACGGTTTTAAATACTTTTGGTGTAACTTTTGCTATAAGTTTAGCACCACTAAAAGCACCTTTAAGTAATCCTTCATCAACAAGATCACCTTCTATTTCATTTGAAGCAGCAATTACTTCTTTCTTTTTATCTGCTTTTGCCTGAATCTTTGTATAATCTATAAGTGCCTTTTCATTTGGTCCCTTAGACATATCTTTCTTATTACCTGAACCAGATATAGAAATTCCCTTGTATCTTGTTCTATTACCTTCCAAAATTTGCATCTCACTTCTCCAATTAGATGGATCAAGTGCTTTTGGTTTAATTATATCTACAGTTTCTATCTCATTAAACTGAACACCATCAGCATAATTTTCTACACTTACGCCACCTTGTATTTCCTCATTAATATTATGATGACTCTCACCACATTTAACACAAGGATCACAACCACAACCTTCACAGTCACAATTAGTTTCTTCAGTTAATGTAGACCTCCAATCATATAGAGATTCATCTCTTACTCTTATATTGTCCATTGAACAGTTATTTGGTGTTATTATTATTTAGAATTCCTTGTTTCAGCATCTTTGATAATTCACTAGTAGAACCTACAAACAAGGCATTATTCGTAACATTACTTGGTGCTTTTACAGAATCCTCATCTAAATCTTTAACTTTCTTCTGCAAATCTGCTAATTTATCTGTAGTATCAGCAACACTCTTTATTAATTGACCAGCAACTTCATATGCTCTAGGACTTGCACTTTCACCTGCAAGTTCCATAATACCATTAATTGCTTCTTGTCCCTTTTCAATTAATGAATATAATTGTCCTCTTGTATACTTATAATCTTTGTCAATGTCTGCAGTAATATCAGTCATTGCATCTTTTCTTCTGACACAACCAGCTTCTGGTGTATTGCTAACTTCAATGTCAACAACTTCATCTTCAGTATTAAATACATCATTTAATGCATCATAATTATCTTTCATAATCTTATAAATCTATTTTACGTGTTGGACTGAAATCTTTAGCATCACCAAAGAATGTACTTGATTCTGTAAATCCAAAATCATCACCTGGTTCTATTAATGGGTCATCCAATTCAGTAACCAATCCATCATTATCATAATCTTTCTTAGCAGTTGCCTTTACACTATAACGCTGAACACGTTTTGCTGTTCTCGTATCTGTGTCGGAATAGTAATCCAACTGAACCTTGCGAATAAGTCCATCTGGAGTATCTGCAATAGGACCAAACATAAAGGTTTTCGCTGTAAATTGAAGAGTATAAATTAATGCTCTTCTTGTAGCAAAATCTCCTTCATAATCGTCTTGTTGACTAATACTTTGAAGGATCATTGGAATATCTCTCTTTTCACCAATAGATTTAACTAAATCAACAGATAAATTAAAACCTGGTTGAAAGAATGGTAATATTTGCTCAAGAATCTGAAGTCCATCATCTTGAAGTTTAGTAAGAATATTTAATTCAAATCCTATATTATATGGAACTGGCATAAAGACTTTTTTCATCTTATCGCCATCTTTTGCTTTGAATGTTTGAGTTATACCAGACTTTCTAGTTGAATCATAAGAGATATTAGTCATCTCAAATGCCATTCTTGGTAATGTAATTTGAGTTGCTTTATTTAATTCTGGTTGTTGCTGAATCCTTGCTAAAAATTTCTGTCTTGGTCCATAAGCAACGGGAACTTTTATTTCACTAATATCATTTCCTGCAGCATCTTCATGACGTACATAGATATCATTAAACAATGTTCCAAAAGAAATAACTGTTTTTCTTATTATTTCGTGATAAAAATAAGTTCCTAACATTAATAAGTACCAAATGGATTAGATTCTGTGAAATCTAAAATAGAATCTGCTTCTGTTTCAAATATATCACCATCATTATATTTATCACTAGTATCCTCCTTATCATATGCAGATACACTATACAATGCACCCGAATCTAATCCCTTAATATCTTCACCAGGGAAGAATCCTGTAGTTGTTGTACCAATTCCAACATTAGCTATCTTAAGGATCATAGTATCATAATCCCAATTCTTAACTCTTGCCTGAGTTCCAGATCTCATTCCTTGTACTACTTCATTAAACCAATAAGTTCCAATTCCACTAATTGTTTCTGGATTAGAAATAGTAACAGTAGGTGTAACACTATACCCAATACCTGGATTTTGAACATATATTGAATTAACTTGTTTATATACTCCAACTGTACCCATAGAAGATATACCAACTGCTGTAGTACCTGCACCTGGTTGTGCAACGGTAACTAATGCATCTGTACCATAACCAACTCCATTATCAGTCACAGTAAATCTAATAACACCTTTGAAGCTCTTTTCGATAGAGCAAGTTGCTGCAGCACCTGTTCCACCACCACCTGATAATGTAATTATTGGTGGTGACGTATAGTTAGCACCTGCATTCGTCATTAATATCTTCTCAACAGATCTAACACCTGCTCTTTCTGTTGTAAATGCAACAGCAGTAGCATTATCTCCTATCTGCCCACTAGGTGATGAACTAATGGCAACTACAGGAACACCTGTAAATCCAGATCCATCATTATTCAAAAATATCTCACGAATATATCCTTTATTAATAGATGCTGTTGCAAGAGCAGTTCTACCAACTCCAACTAATTGAAGTTCTTGAATATAACCTTCATCTTCTACTTGAGTATCAATCGCCTCAATAGAAGTATCAATAACCTCATCCTCATATTCAAAGAGTTCACATTTCAGTTCATAAACATAATTCTTACCTAATTGATAAAAAGGATTCTCATGCTCTACAAATTTAACTTCAAATAATCTTTGCCCTAATGGAAAATATACTAAATCTCCTTCTCTTGGTCTGGATGATAATAGATAATCATCAGCAGACATAAATGGTGATATAAAATCTTCAAATCTTTCTCTTGAAATTGTAAGAGTTACTTCATCCCTTAAACTCATTCCAAATTTTGTCAATACATCTCCAGTACCAGCATATCCATCATAATTATTGACATATGCTTCTATAGCAAAATTATCATCAAATTTTGACGCTTGAACTTCCTGTATTATTGATTTTACATTTACAAATTTTCTTGGAATATATGTAACTTCTACACCAAAAGTTCTCAACTGTTCATTGATTAAATCTTGAACTAGTTGTTGTTCTGAAGATGTTCCCTGTAGAAAAAACGGATTGAGTGCCATATTCTATCACCCAATAAAATCATATGGTGGTAATTCCCATTCAGAAGCCATTCTTCCTCTAAGATCATTCAATTCATTAACAGCCTCACTATAGATTTCACTACCATTCATTTCAATTCCACCAGGAAGTTTTACTCCCTTAAATTTACTCATATTTTGACCCCATTGCCTTTTAATCAATGCAGTCACCCACTGTTTTAAGAACAGATCATTAAACATATTTCCAAATGTTGCTGGATCTAATGCTCTATAACAATCTAAAATCAACCAGTTATCAACTGATTCAGCACCCCAATCAATATCCAAATATAATCTATTTTGTCTCTTATTAAATCTTATTTGTTTATCGGTAGTAAGTAAATGATCAATATCCTCAAGATACGATTTTGTCATTGCATACTGCAATAGATTCACAGAATTAAAATAATATAAGTCATTTAAGAATAATTGATATTTAATACTGAACATTCCACCAGAAATAGAACTAGTATCAAATTTAAATATTTTTTCTATACCAAGAACAGAATCTGGAACCTCTAAGAAATTAGATGTTTCATACCAATTAGAAGTAACAGTACCTAAACCACTTACAGCAGTAGAATTGGCAGTTGTAGTTACTATACCAACCCCATCAGTATTTTTTCCAGTCCCTCTGTCAATATCTGCTTGAGATATCTTATATTTAAGATACATTCTCTCAACACCATCAAAATGGCGTTCTTGGTATAATTGAATACCATCATCAATACAATCTTCTATCTGCTCATGGGAAACATTGATCTCTAGAACAGGAGCACCTAATCTCCTAAGACAGTATGACTTTAAATCATCTCTGGTAGCTACTTCATGTCCTGCCATTATTCTTTATCCTTAAGGTTAGCATTCTCTTGTAAAAGATCATTTAATTTTTCCTCATAATCTGCTTTTAAAGTTTCAAGTTTTGCCTCTAAGAGAACATTTTGGTTTAATGCATTTGCAAGTTTTTGATGATATATCTTCACAAGAACATTTACGTCAACTTCACTATTTTGCTGCATTTAGAATGTACCTCCGTCAAGTGTTGAAGTCCAAGATGGTTTGTTAGAATAATTAACAGTAACGTTACTTGGATT